ATGGATTCAGATGGTAAACCACATGAATCTAACATGAGAGCAAAATTGAATGAAGAGGAAGAAGGTCTATGGTTTGGTTTTGAACAAGAATATTTTATCCGTGAAGAAATAAACGGTAACATATTGGGACACAAAAGAAACATACTAAAAGGTCAGGGTGAATATTATTGCGGCGTTGGTCATAATGTAGTTGGTCGTGATTTTGTTGAGGAACATTTGAATATGTGTTTAGAATACGGTATTGATATTACGGGAACAAATGCTGAAGTTGCGTTAGGGCAATGGGAATATCAAGTATTTTCAAAAGGTAAATTAAAAGGTGGAGATGACCTATGGATGAGTAGATACTTCCTATACAAAATTTCTGAAAAGTATAACTACCATATTGATTTACATCCTAAACCACTTACACACGGAGAATGGAATGGTTCAGGATTACACACTAATTTCTCAAACGATAAGATGAGAAATGAAGGTGGATACGAATACTTCTTGGCTATTTTCAATTCATTTGCATCAAGACACGAAGACCACATCAAATCGTATGGTTCAAACAATCACTTACGTTTAACAGGTGGTTTTGAAACGCAGGTTATTGATAAATTTAGTTGGGGTGTATCCGATAGAGGAGCATCAATTAGAGTTCCACAGGACACCGCAAAAAATTGGAAAGGTTATGTTGAAGATAGAAGACCTGGTTCAAATGCAGACCCATATAAAATTATCAGAGAAGTATCAAAATCATTAGATACCGCCGAAGAAATTTTGGAGATTAAAACTAATATGAAGTCTAATGTTAACTTATCTGGTTTAAGTAAAAAATACCGAACATTTACTAATGATGAGTTATTGAAAGAATACCGTAATGATGATGATTATGAGTTAACTGATGAAATGATGGAATCTAAAGCTAATATAAAACCAGGAACACAACCTGAAAATATTAATACAAGTAATACGGGCACAATACCCGAATCATTAAAAAACGCATTAATGAACGCTAAAAATTATTCAACCAATGGATAAAGAATGTGTATGTGGTGGAACAGGACCTTGTCAGTGCCCAACACCAAAAGTAGAACAAGTAAATCACCCCCAACATTATGGTGGAGAAAATAATCCTTACGAAGCAATCAAAGTAATTGATGCTTGGGAGTTAGGGTTTAGTTTAGGAAACACAGTAAAATATATATCACGTGCAGGAAAAAAAGGAAAAGATAAAGAACTTGAAGACCTCAGAAAGGCACTCTGGTACCTCCAACACCACATCGAAACCCTTGAAAAGTAAAACGGGTCTTGATAAGGAAATAAACGTATTAGATGCGATAACAACACCAAATGAATTAATCCGTGAAACCTCCATTAACTTCATGTACTATAATAATATGAAATACTACAAAATTATCCTTGCTGGTAAAGGTGCGGAACTTTACCCATTTGAATTAAACACTGAACAGTATGAAAAACTACGTGAAGGTGGTGTAGAACAAGACGAATTAGAATACGACCAAATATGTGAAATATTGGGAGTTGATAGTTATTTTGACTCACCAAACGAAACCATCATGGGACCTTTTCCTCAAACATTCATTTTAAGAGTAGAAGATGAGGAAGGTAAAGTTGTTTATGAAACTGAGGTTTTAGATGTAGACAAGGTTGATTTTGAAGAAAAATATTGCAGTGATAAAGCATTTTTAATCATTGAGGATTATTGTAAGGGTGAACAAGTTGTTTATGACATACCACTTGAAGAGGATTTTGATATTGATAAATTAAGATTAAAAGTCTATGATGTAGGTTGTAGAGTAGAAGTGATAAACGAAATTATATATGATGAAAAATCATATGAAATATATAAATCATATGGTGATACAACCAGTAAAGGATACTATTACCATTTAACGGCAGGAATTTAATAAGATATGGAGTTGACACAACAACAAATGGATGATATTGATAATATCCTTTTAACAATAGATGAGGATTTATCATTTGAAGAAAAACACGAAGAGGTAATGGATGCGTGTTTGGATGACGGAATATTCAATTTAGAAGACGACGAAGATGGGGATTTGTATGAAGAGTATTCAAATTTGGTTTGGGATTATTTAGAAGAAAAATTAGAAGTATGATAGAAACAGGAAGAATAATTAACGGAGATTGTGTTGAGGTGATGAAAACATTACCTGAAGGGTGCATTGATTTGGTCGTTACGAGTCCACCTTATGGGGTAGGAATTGATTACGACGTACATGAAGATGATGTAGAGTTCAAAGAGTATATTGAATTTGCTAAAGCATGGTTAAGTGAGACATACAGAGTATTGAAAGACGACGGTCGTATTGCTTTGAACATCCCATATGAAATCAACAGACAGAAAAAAGGTGGTCGTATCTTTTTTGTTTCTGAGATGTGGCAAATTATGAAAGAAATAGGTTTTGGTTTCTTTGGTATTGTTGACCTTGAAGAACAATCACCACATAGAAGTAAAACTACCGCTTGGGGTTCATGGATGAGTCCTTCAAGTCCTTACATCTATAACCCAAAAGAATGTGTTATATTAGCATACAAAAAACAACACATTAAAAAAATCAAAGGTCAACCACAGTGGGAAGGAGTTCCAACCGAAATTGAACAAGAGGACGGAACATTAAAGAAAAAAATGGTTTATGAGGAAAACGATAAGAAAGAGTTTATGGAACTTGTGTTTGGTCAGTGGAATTACTTTGCAGATACTAAATCACTCACCAAGGCAACGTTCTCGATGGATATACCAACCAAAGCGATTAAGATATTATCCTACAAGAACGATATAGTCATGGACCCGTTTGCTGGAAGTGGTACTAGTTTAGTTGCGGCACAAATACTTGACCGAAGATGGTTGGGAATAGAATTAAGTGAAAATTACACAAACATAGCAAGAACAAGAGTAGATTACTTTAAAACATTAGAATTACTACAAGAAAACCCACCTTTATAGTGGGTTTTTTGTTTAAATAAGGTATTTATCTTTATGAGACAAATTATAACAGAATCTGGAATTAGGGATATTAACGATATTGCAAAAAGATACCCAAAGGCAAAAATATATTTCCACATAGATTTAGATGGTGTTACTACAGCATTAGCAATGAAAAACTACTTGGAACAATACGGTATTAAGGTTGTTGATGCTGAGGTTATTCAATACGGAGATAAAGAATTTGCTGTTAAAAAACCTGAAGCAGAAACTGATACGATGCCAGTTCTTGTTGACTTTGCTCACGGCAAACCAATGTTTGTTATTCATACAGACCATCACGACACACAAGCTGGTGTTGAAAAAGAAACTTCCACCTCGTTTAGACAAGCAAGGTCTAACGTAGAAACAATCTCACAGGTTTTATCACCAAAAGAAATATTCTCGGCGGAAGACGTACAATTGATTTCAACTGTGGATTCTGCAAATTACTTGGTTAATAACATTACACCCGATATGGTTATGAATTACATTTTTGATTATGATAAAGACAAAAGTGTAAAAAATAATAAAATGACTCTTGGGTTAGTAGTGAATAAATTATTATTGGCTTTCAAAAACAAACCAAAATTCTTGGAAACTTTGGTAATGGATGCTCAACCATCTTTAACTAGTATCTTCAATATTATTAAAAGAGAGATTAAAGATAAGGGTTATCCTGAACCCGGAGTGTTAAAACAAAACCAAGAAAAATATGTTGAGGCAATGAAAACCAATCCTAACGTAAAAGTTGAGGATGGTATTATTGTTCAATATGGTGGCGGACCATTTCATAAAGCAGGTTCATACGATAGATATACACCATTCAAAAACAATCCTGAAGCTGACTTTATAATTATTGCTTGGCCAATGGGAATTGTTCAAGCATCTTGTAATCCATTTAAACAAGATAGAAAATTAAAAGGCATTAACTTAGGTGAAGTTAAAGATGTCGTATTATCAAAATGGGAAAGTAAGTTAAAAGAAAAACCAGTATCGTTATATACTATTAAAAGAGTATCTGAAATGAGTGCTGGCGAAGGTTCAGTTGGATTTACATTCAAAGACTTTGTTGCAATTTATGGGGATAACTTCAAACAAAACAAAAAAGGTAAATTTTGGTTAGATAAAATTAAAGAAGCTTTAGAATCAAGATTTAAAGACCTTACACGTTTCGAAAGAGATTTATTGAAACATGTTGAAGTTAGTTCTTGGGACATTATTCAAGCAAATAGCGGAGGACACAAATGTATCACAAACATATCTGGTTTAAATTATTTGGGTAAAGAAGAGGAGTTTGACCCTTCAAAAGAATCGCCATACGTTACTTTTACTAAAATGATTCAAAAGGAGTTTTTTAATGTGTTAAAAGGTATGATGGAAAATTCTAAAGACTAGAAAAACTTACCTCATCACCTTCATTAATATCCAATTCTCTACAGGTATCACCGGCAACTTCTAATACCATATCACCAAAACCATCATAATTTTCACAACCGTTAATATTATAACAAGGTTGACAGTTGTGGTGTATCTTGGTAATCTTATTATTGTCCATCATGATTATATCTAATGGAACAATACAATTATACATCCAAAAACTTTGTTCA